GCCGAACTGTTGATAATTGGAAAGCGAAGAGGTAACCTGATACCCCCAAAGCCACTGATTTACAACTGAATTTGCGCTCGGGGAGGCGCCATAACCGAAATACCCCGAATCTGTGAAGCTGTTATTGTGGCCTGTTCCATACCCAGCTTCCGCACCAAAGATAGAGTTTCCGGTCCCGGAAGTTCCCTGATTGCGACCTGCGTTATGACCAAAACAAGCGTTCGCGCCTCCCGACCCCGTACAGGATGAGTATCCGAAAATAGAGTCGCTTCCTCCGCCCGCCCCGCTCCCTTCTGCGGCATATCCAACAACCGTATCCTGGGATGCTGAATTTGTTCCCGCACCAATCTGTATTGCACTGGACCCTGGATTTGGAATGCCCGTAGGCCCAATTGCAACACTGGAACTTCCCACATACAGACCGCTCAAGCCAGCCGGATTTTGCAGGACCCAATAGGTCCCGTCATAGGTCACGGTTGAATACATCGCTGTATTCATATCGCCATTCGCGCCAGTGAAAAGCGCGGTGGGATAGGTTGAACCGCCTTTGACGATAGTCTTCGCGCCCGTACTTCCCACATTCAAAGTGGGCGAACCGCTCGATGGAGAACCAGATGGAATGAATGTGACTGTCGTCCCTACGCTCAACGAAGTCACAGGCGGAGTAGTCGTCAAGGTTTGCGCGTTGGCCGTGCCCCCCGCTGTGCCATAGGGGATATTTACCCCGGAACTGCCCGCCGAGCCTACAGACAGGTTCCCACTCGCGTCGATGGCCACCACTCCTGCCGTGCCGTGGCCGGTGATGTTGTCGAACTGCACTGGTCCATGTGAGTACAATTCGCCTCCCGCGATATATTCGGCGTAATCTCCAGCAGTAGTCGTTTGGTCGGATATGTAAACCCCGGCATTTACAAGCCCTTGATCGGCCTGTGGTTCAACATAAAGACCCGCATTGATTGGCACTCGTGTTTTGAGACTAAAATTTGAATTGGCCGCTGCATAAAGAGATGCGAGAATAGGCGCACCACCCACGTCGGTGCCACCGGGGTAGACTCCAATTTGAGACGACCCTACGACACCCGCAGTAAATTCATTCGAGGTATTTCCTAAGCCCGGAATGGACAAGCCGACTGAATAAATCCCAGCCGAAGACGCAGTTCCATTGACCTGCTCAATTGCTTCAAGTGCCGTCGCTATCTGGACACTTGTCAGCGTGTTTTGGTTGTAGAGCGCAAGTGCCGGAGAAAGATCAGTATGATTCCCTGCAATCACATTGCTCGCGTTGACTGGAATGTAATCGCTCAGCGGTTCGACAAAGATACTCTGCTGCGGCCCAATACTTAAAGGACCATCAACTGTGTAACCAGAGAGCGGTAGCTGTGCCGTGCCCCCAATTGCCATATTCTGAGGGAATGTATACGTCCCCGCCGTCGTCACTCCATAATCCGCCAGTGAATTGCCTAGTGTGTGTGTATCGGTTATCGACAAAGGCAAGTAACCGGGAGTCAGGGTGCCGGAGAGATTGCCGCCGCCACCACCGCTAACTGCTGTAGGTGTCCCATTATTGCAGATATAGAGCGTACCTGTGCTGAAGACGCTCCAAAGTGGGACACCTGCTTTACAGGTAGAAGGCGGAGACGAGGGAATGACACTCGGGTTGCTAATCTGTCCCACCACCGGCAGCGCCAGTATGAGGATTGCAACGAGAGTCCAGAAGATGTGCTTCATCGGTTACCTACTTTCCAACGAGGACTGGCGGGCCAGGCGGTGTTTGTACCGCTTTTTGAAAGGTGTTTGAAGGCGAAGAGACCCCACCCCCATTAGTGGCTGTTGCATAGTAGCAGTACGTTCCGGCTGCAAGAGGTCCACCATCCGACCATGCCCACGAATACCCGCTGGCCAGCGAGGCAACTTGCGCGTAGGTCAGCGTACCGATGCCGGACGCAGGACACGCACCAGGTGCGCGGTAAACGAGCACAGTACACGGCGCGGTGGATGTGCAGCTTGCGTCTGTGATGGTCAGTTGCGCACCTGACTGTGCCTGAGCCAGAGGCGCGAAGAGGAAAAGCAGAAGCCAGAGTTTCTTCATTGAATCACCATGAATGCCCTACGGCATATCCGGTTAGGACGGGCGGAGCGGGTGCGCTCGTCGAGTAAGTGATTTCCGTCACCGAATAGGGCGGTAACGAAACGCTTGACGGACTAGTCAGAGAAGATGTTGCAATGCTCACTGTGGCCGCAGTCGTATTTGTCGGTGTTCCCGTAGCCGCCTCATTCAGAGAATCAAGCGATGGCGGGGCTACCTGTTTTACCGTCACTGTTCCCGTGGGTGGATTGGTCCCCGCAAACGTAAGTGTGTGGCTGCTCGTCAAATCCGTGTTGATGTAGACCTGCGCCCTCGCAGTTCCATTCTCGAAGCAGAAAGCGTAGAGATACGGCACTCCCGAAAGCGAGGGCATCGCTGAAGGCGGGTTTGGCGTGCTGGTCGATCCCGCAAACGTGTAGGTCGGCCCGGAGGAAATCGGACAAGAATACATATTTCCGATGTTCGCCGCGTTCGCCAATTCAAGGCCAAGGTATCCAGGACGCACGTTGTTTGTCGCGCCGCCCATGTCTACGACCTCACCCCAAAGCTTTGCTTGCAGCGATCCGCTCTGAAATTGGTATTGCGCCAGAGAGAACATATTCGTCTTGTCGATGCCGTAGGTCTGAATGAGAGACAAAGGAACCAGCGCGTCGATTACCGCGTTCCCACCGCCCGCGTTGGCGTAATCAAGATGGGTCTGGTCAATCGTGCTGCCGGATATCGAAAGTGTGTTCTGGCCCCACTCATAAATAGAAACTTGACAGGCGGCAGTTCCGGAAGCCCCGCACGTATTCAACGCCTGATAGTCGTGAATCGAAGTGTAAAGATTCGACACGTCCGTCGAACTTACCAACGGAAAATAGGGATTGACCATCGCCGGTCCCCACAATTGTGCATCTGTCGGGGTAGTCGTAGGAACGTACTCCACTTGGTAGTCATTCAACTCAATCGAATCCGGCTTGATTGCAGCAATCGAAGCGTCAGCGGAATAATTCACTGCCGTCTGAAGTCCGATGGTCAGATCAAATGCTGCGGAAGTATAGCTCCCAGTGGCCCGCATCGCGGCAAGAATCGGTGTAGCCCGCGCCTGATAGTCGTAGTAATAAACCGTCGAAGGAGCGGAAGACCGCCACGGCAGATTCTGTCCGGCACCTGTCGAATTCCAACACTCGTTGCAATAAGAAAGATGGATTTTAGAGAAGACTGAGGTCCAAGGGGCTGTCTGTCCAAGAGCCGCTCTGCGGGCACCGTAGGTTGTCCCGGTTGATCCTCCCAGAAAGTCGATGATGTTGGAAGCATCGGCCGTGGTGATGGTGACCGGAATCTCCAAGTAAGGTTCCGCGCCGAGGTATTGACAGATGACTAAGTAGTCTTCCAGGGAAAGATTCCGACTACCCCCGCCATTCGGCACCATCTCATAGGATGGTCCCGCAGCGGTCGCCAGCCTCGCATAGTCCGGCTGTGTCCAGTTGTAGGCTGTTTCCCCATTCTGACCAAGCCAGAAGCGGAACAATCCGGGAGACTGTGCGCCTGTCCCGAGAGCAGTTTTGAAAGCGTTGATTGCCGCGTCGGTGAGGATGGTCGTATTAGTTGCGCCTGTCTTCTCGAAATCTGGGTTATCGAGATATGCAGCACCGCCCGTAACCGAGAACGTGACGTTCGCATTCCCCGGTACTACAACTGAGGCGTTCTCGGATGCCGTGCAAGAGTAGGTATACTGCGTCCAAGTCGCTGTCAGTGTTGGGGTGTAAGGACCGCAAGAGAACCCACCTGTCACAGGCCGCGCTGCCGTCACGGTCATAGTCGGGCTACCGCTTGCCGCCTTCGCCCAGAACGAGAGTGAATAGGTGCCATTCATCAGCACATACACATCATCGGCTTGCGTGTCGTAGTAGAGAATCGCCTTGGACGTTCCGCTCGTCGCATTGAGGTGAAGTGCCTGAGTGCCGCATGTCGCACACAGGTCAGTTGTATCTGCTGTAATCTTGCCGCCCCCGCTGATTGAGGACCAGAAACCGCCATTTGAGGATTCCAGCCACGATTCAGGCGTGGGGCTTGTCGTCATGCTCAGCGTAATCATGTCACCCACTGCCAACGCCGCCGCACATGATGAGGACAGCGTGAAGACAGGTGGAGGACCTGACGTGTTCGACGCAATCGTGGTAGAACATCCCAGTTCCGCACCACCTGACTGCGAAGCAATCACGTTGAACGTAGCTCCGGCCCAATAGTTTACTGCTGGAGTGTCATAACTCACAGGCTCAGTGAAACTGTTGGCGGTCCCGGCTGTTGTCAGTACATAGATCGCTTGATTGATAAGGGGCTCAAAACCGGGATTGAGTGAGCCAATCAGATTCTTGAGCATCTGCCCTGAATCGTAGTAATTCAGAGTTCCCATCTGAATTGAAGCAGGGCGTGGATTCGTTCGCAAAACGGTTGAGTCATTGAAGGTGACAGTCTGCGCCATGAGTGCAGGAGCGAGCGCGAAGATAAGGATTAGCTTTCTCATCGTGCACCAAAATTCCAAGTAGTCGAGCTACCCGGCGTAATGTTGGACGCGGAGGCGTTGCACACTTTGTAATTCAGAGTGTTCGCGGTTGGCCATGCAACGAAATAAAGCGTTGTTCCTGCCGGGCTCCAGCCTGTGACCGCCGAAATGTCCGAGGCGGGGTTATAGAAAATCGCGCTCGTGGTTGCAAGGCCGGTCATTGTTGCCGTTGACGCACCAGTGCAGGAGTTCGCGCTCACTGTGGTTGTGCCGACCGTTACCTGTATGTCGGCGATTCCACCGCCGCTACCCGCACAGCCCCACGTACAAAGGTGGTGGGTTCCGTCCCAGTAGGTTTCAAATAAGGTGGAAGCCCCTGCAACTGTCGTCATGGTAGGCGCATTCACAAAATCGGCCGGCCAGGTCGGAGCGTACGGTCCACCGCTCGCCGCCTGCGTAATATCCCACGTTTGATAGTGACCGGGGTTTTCGTAGGTGAGCGTGACCGTGGTGTTCCCTGCCAGGGTTGCCGCGATGATGTTGGTCCAGTTGCTTATATCGATGGCGAGACTGCCGTTCCACGTTCCCCCCGTGGTGGGCGGTTGCCACATTTGAGTATTCATTTCAAACTGCGCAGAATCGGTGCTCGTTCGGCGATAGGTTCGCGCATCCAAAAGAGTGTCATTCCCGCTCACGCCATTCGCGGAGTAACCAAAATGCGTGTAGTGTGCGGTATCGCCAGTGTACTGAGGGATGGCAATTCCGCAGACTGGCCAACAACCAAGATCGTATTCTGTTGCCGAGCTGGAAGGTTGTTGAAACCAATGAGAGGCTCCTTGAGAGGGAGACCCATTTGCGCCAAGAACAATATAGTTATATCCCGCAGCGGTGGGCACATACCAACCGTTCCATACCAGAGTCACTGTCGCTGGCGTTCCCGCTCCCGAATTTCCCGCAGTCGCGTAAGCGTCGATTGTATTGCTTTCCGGGTTCTCGTTCGGCGTCAAGTCACCTGTGTTTGGCTGGTAGCATTCGCCAGCCACACTCGAACTCAGTTGCAGCCATGAACTTCCCGTTGCGCTCGGAACGACTGCCTCATCGCAAATCCATTGAATCCCAGAACCGGAGACCGCGACTACGGCGTTGCCCGTAGTGCCTCCGCCCGAAACGACAATGCCTACCATCGGCGCGGGATTGTTTGTACCACCATTAGCTACCCCATAACTAGTTGGGCAGTCTTGGATGGTGTTGACACCGTGCGATCCGCCCGATACCCAGCACGCCATGCGGCCATTGTGCGTGCCTGTCGAATCATTGGGATAGGTAAGCGTCTGGTAGGTTGCCCCGCTTCCGCCCACCGCACTAATCACGCCGCCAGTTGCGGTAATGGTCGTATTGTCTACTTCCACCACTCCAAAAGCGGAGCTGGACGCCTTGGCAACCGTGATTGCACCCGAAGAGTCAGTAATGATCGTGCCGTCCGGCTTGACCACGCCCAGAGCGGAACTAGTTGCGGCGGGCACGGTAATTGCTCCTGCCGTGTCGGTAATCACTGTCCCATCGGGCTTCACGCATCCCAATTGACTGCTGGTTGCCGTAGCGCAGGAGATCACGCCGCTGGAGATGGAGAGCGTTGAGGCATCTCCTTGCAACACGCCCTTGGCCGCGCCTGTTCCATAGGGCGCTTCTATAATGACGCTGCCGCCGCTGATTTTCGGCAGAAGCGCGAGGTAGGATGCATCGGCCACCGGAGCAGTTGCGTTAATGTTGAGCGACGCCAGCGCCCCGCCGCCGTTAACCGTAACCGCCGTGCCGCCAGTCGAACTTCCACAGGTAGGGCAACTGAGCGCGGTTCCCAAGGTTGAGGGTGTGGCAACCAGAGGCAGAGATGCTGTGATATTGGCCCCGATGTAGGTTCCAAGATCAATTGCCGTGGGAGCAAGGGCGCTTCCCAGGGACAGCCATGCGGGAATAAACGTATGTCCGCTGGTCCAAGAAGAGGGTTGGACACTGCTCGTACCCGTCGAAGCCGTTGCCGCCACAGGGAGCCCATACTGCGTCATGCCGGAGAAGTCGCCGCTTCCACCGCAGCCGGTCGCAAACGTGCAGATTTCTGAACCGTTAAGCTGTGCATCGGCGGAGGTTAAAGAATAGAGTTTGAGATTGTCCGCTGCGATGCTTACCAACCCTCCGCCATAAGCTTCGTCAATCGCAATACCCCCAGAGCTGTTATCGCTGTAAGACAAGCCTCCCAATGAATTTTCGTACCAGCCGCCCGCGTGCACATCCACGCCGGAAGTCGCTGCTCCTGTCTCATTGAATTGGATGCCTGCACTGGCACTGTTATCGTCAGCCTCGATTCCTCCCGTGGAGCTAAGGTCTGTGCTTCCAACGCTGTTGATGTTCACAGCGGTACCCGCGTTGACGTTGAAGGCCGTACCCGCAGCGAAGTTTTCCGCATCTACTTGGGTAGCGTCAAAGTTGTTGGAGTTGCAAACAATATCCGCACCCGAAGAGATACAAGCTCCACCGCCTCCGCCACCCGCTTGCGATGGAAAACAGTCCACGCATAGAGGGACCGGGGCTGGATATGTGTTCGGGGAAATTCCTCCACTTCCAATTACATCCACAGCCTGACCCGTAGCAGACCAAAATATCCATCCACCGGGGTTTACGCTGCTGACCGTGTTCGATGTAAAGCAACTAGAAAGAGGCGTTCCCCCAGCATTCGAATAAATTGTTGCGGCAGTATGAGTTCCAGTCAGATACACGCAGATGGTAGCCGAGGGAATGATGCCATCTAAGTAGTTTGTAGACTTGAGGCCGGAAGTGCTCGCTTGCGTACCGCCTAAAAACGAATGCCCCTGAATCGGACCCGTCTGGGCCAGTATCGGGACGGTGCCGAACAGCAGGAATAAGAAAATCTTTTTGAGCATCAAGCGCCTCGTTTTTCGAGGCCGTCTATCGCGGGTGAAGAGAAGTAGTACAGAGAATCCGCATTAAGGATACCCTACCGAATCATTTATTTCTATCCTATTCCCTATTCTTGGAGGTATTCTCTTTGTATGGAAAACACCGTCATCACTTCAGAGTCACCCGCGACCACTACCAAAACCAAGAAGCGCAAGATGAGCGCAGCCAGCAAGAAGGCTCTTTCCGATGCCGCCAAAGCGCGATGGGCAGCGAGAAAATCTGGTCTTCCTGCCAACGTTGATAGAATCGATTACTTCCGCAAAAACCCCGATGGAACCTATACTCAACTCAAAGGCTCAGTTGATACCAATCCGGTTCCTGTAGTTGCACCTCCAGCCCCTCTACCGCCTTCGCCATCGGTCCTTGCCCTTCAGGAGCAAGTCGTCCAGAGAGTTGCCCAGCGTGACGAAGTGCGCCAAAGACTTACCGAGGCCCACTCCGCCTACCTGCTGGCCCAAAGCAGGTTCCAAGCCGCAGAAGCCGAATTGAAGGGGATCGAAACTGAGGTGCAATATCGCATCGGCCTCATCGCACAACTGGAAAATCGGCCGGCACAGGTCAATGTGGGATATGCCGCTCCTGCTCCAGTTCTTCAGATGCCCGCGAATATTGGCAACATCACTTCGGAACCCGCCCAAGCCCCGCAACAGGCACGCAATCAGAATGAATCGTTTGCGGTTGCCTTGGCAGACGATATGCGCCGAGACGTTAGGGGCATGATGTAATTCGAGTGAAACCCAAAGATTCTGATGGTTCCTCACCCCGCGGGCAGCATGATCGGAACGGGCATGGATTCATCCGAGAAAAACACATCGACAGATTCTCTTCGGGAGGTTCCCCGGCCTCCCGTATCCTCGCCAGTCTAGACTGAGCCAAGTGCAAGATTGCACCGGATCGTTCCGGCACAGGAACCTGATGGACGTGGATAGTTTCCGCCAGAATCCCATCCTCAGTGAGAGTGCCCAGCCATTCTTCCCGCGATGCCGATTCGTGCTCCCGTTCAACCTTGCTCCATGTCGAGCCAAAGTCTTCCCCGTCCCGCTTGCGGAATCGCAGAGTCTTCGAAACCGGGTGCCGATACCCTCGCGTAAAAGGGTTGCCCCACCGCCCGTTCCGCATAGCGCCTATCTCGACAATCAGGCAGTCCATTGGGGCGCCGTAGACGGAACATTCCCCCGCCGTATCCCATCCACGCTCAAGCGCTGTTTCCGCCCAAGCGTCCCACCTATCGAGTAGCACAACCCGGCGCAGATGCGTCTCCGTGGGGCTCAGGAACGCGCCAGTGGTCCATGGTGACCCATCCGGTAGCCTGATGGCCTCAGGGCGCTTCCACGGTCCTCCTGTGCCCTGTAGTGTCCACGCTAGAAGATTGGCAAAGGATGCTATATGCTCCGCAACCGCAAGCATGTCAGGCTCCGCGGTATCCAGGCCAGGATTGACGCATAGGTCAAGCGCGTAAGTTTCTGCCGCTTCCCCGGCATCGCCAGACGCTAACAGTCCATGATCGACAGCGGAAACGAGGATTTGCTTTGGGGTAAGGAAGGGGGCTTGCCAGCGCAAGCCATACCATGCGCGCCGAGCGCACAGATCGTCACTGAGCATGAGGCGGGCAGTGTTCAGCGTCATGCTCTATTTGTCTTTTTCGATGGGGAATGACGCCCTGACGCTGACATTGTCGGGGCACCAGTAAACGCCCCCACCGTCGTGGTTATGTTCTGCCTTCTGTCTTCCGCAGACTTTGCATGTTTCAATTGGCGTCGGTTTCGGTAGAGGCGAGCCAGCGCAGAAACCGTAGACCGTCATCTCCATCAATTGCGGCCTAAATTTCATTTCCGCGTCGGGCACAATGTAAAGCACGTCTTCATCCACGAATCACCTTCTTTGAATGAACGCTTTTTGCATATTATTTTTTGTTCCTGATGCCCCTTGTCCCAGTGTTCCACCGCATGACGGACTCCACGGAAGTTTTTCCTCTTGGGCCGCTTGCCCCACAGTTCTTGCAGGATACTATTTGCACATCATCCATACCGTCTTCAACGATCAAGAGGGGCTTAATGTGAAGCGATGTGTTGCCAGCGCCACAGAAAGGGCATGGGCTTAAGGGACTGCGATTTGGGATATAAGGCTCCCCTTCGCGCAGGTAATCATCGAACCCATTGGATCGCTTATCCTTGTCTATTCCTGTCCAGATCGGAACAGATTTTATTACTCCACGCCCAAGGTTCCATCCGCGCTCAAAGGCTTCTGCGAGAGCAGCGTTTGCCGCATCAACCCCAGATTGGCAATCTGAATGCAGGCCGGAACCTATTTCGTAGGCTAAGTCTTCAATTTCCCTTGGCACTCGTATCGGCTGTGCGGGATTTAACCCGCCGTGAATCGCGCCTTCGACAAACGCTATAATCCTCTTTCCTTCTTCCATGGAAAGAGTGGTTGCGCCGATAGCTTTTGTTGCCCGTGCGTATGCATCATCCGATTCTGGAATTTTCTCTTCAGTGACAACCGCCGCACATGTGCCAAATCCGGGAGGTGGAGGCGTGAACATTGCCTTGAGTTCATCGGAAGGATTTTCTATCCTGACGTACTCATTGCCAACTTTGCGATAATATTCAATGCGATCACGCATACTCATTGCGCTCCCTTGCTTGCGCTTTTTCTGATGTCAGCTATCAGCGCCTTTAATGCCTTATTGTCGGCCTCTATAAGCGCTTGATCTGTAGCAGAAAGACTGTTTTTACGCATGTTTTTATTGATCAATTTTAGGTCTACCTTTAGTTGCCTAATTTTCCTTTTATTCCTCTCTTCTTCCCGTTCATACAGTTCCCGAACAGCACGATCTATAACGGCACTCTGCGAAGTCTCAAAGAACTCAGAAAGATAGAGGATTCGCTCCACCGTCTTGTTGGAAAAACGAAATGACATTGGATTCGACTTACTCATTTCATCACCACCCATGGAATCAATATGCACAACGCAATGATCGGGATGCCTATTAACACGGAAATCAGTCCACTCTTTTGGCTACTCCGAAAACTCCTTCTTCTATGAATCATGCGCTCCTTTGCGTGGGCTAGATTGATTACTAGCGGTCCCATGCGGATCGAAAGTCCGCATCGGCTCGGTCGAGCTACGGATTGGATACCGTCTCCACGAGGGGTGTAGGCCGCTCTACTACACTTCGGACGCCCTCTACTCAACCAACACATGCCCGTCATGCCGCCACACATCTATACGTATCGTAAACAGCAATACAATGTCAATGGGTCACTGAGCAGTATTTTGACGTGCGTCATCGGCAGTCTTTTGCAGTTGGGCAGTTTTGGGACCTTGAATAGACGCTCCGGTTGCGCCAATAGTGAGAATGGATTTCATCGCAGCATCGGCAGCGGCGGGAGTTTTAGCTTTCTCTAGCGCCTCCAATGCGTTCATTCCATCGAGTCTAGTCATTACGCGAATAAGACCCTGCTCCCCGATTCTCTGAACAACGAAGCCAACAAAGCCGCCAGCCTCTAGTCCAGCTATTGCGTGGCCGGTCAGTAACCCTACTCCAGCCCCAATGCCGCCTCCGATTAGTGGCCCCGGCGAGCCACGCAGAATATGAGCAATGGCACGGGATTTTGAACCTGATTCTCCATATCCAGTTCCCGGTGATGTTTTCTGTATGCGGTCAAGAATCAAAGCGGACTGACGAAGATTCTTTCCTTCATCTGGAGTAAAAGCGTCTTCGAGAGTTCCATCGTCGAGCAGTTTATCGAGCGACTTTACGAGACTTGAACCCTGCATCTCGGTAGGCACTTCCGCCATTCCTGCGGGAGTTATGGATGCCCTCGGTCCTTTGGTTGCATCCGTGATCGCTTTCGCTACATCAATACGAGCATGACCCTGCCTCCAGAGGCGGTCAGCCTCATGCCATGTCTTTTCAAGCGATGACTCGCCAAGCGCGTTATCCACTTCGGCGTTACTTAAATGATATTCGGAGCTTTCTCCCACTCTGGTTTTATTGGCGATGGAATTCGGAACGTCGATATAATATGTACGCGCATCGCGCCCATAACTCTGTCGAAAATAGTCCGCATAAGAAAGATCACTTGTATAGTGTTCCCCGGTGGTTTGCTTTGCAAATTCACCTAGTTTATCGGCGTTGAACACATCTCCAAATTTAGTTGTGGGAGACTCAGATCGAAATAATCTAGTGTATCCACTTTTGACGGTAGGTAGATTTGCTTCTGTTGCCTGATAATCAATATCCAAGCCACGACGAACATAGTTTACTTCTGGCCTGGCTCTTGTTCCTCTAAGAGCGGCATCCATGTTGTTCGTAAGGGTGTTTATTTCTTTCCCAATTGCAAACCTTGTAGCTCCGTCTGTGGACGATCTCTGCATAGACTTCAACTGTGAAATCACGTTACGATACGCCTTCATAGGCGTTCCGTTGCCAGATTCGTCAATAATCCCCTGATCGACCAATTCAGCCCACCGCTCAGGCTGTGTAGCCTTAGAAATCCTTGTCCCTCCCCACTGAATAGCACCGTCCTTGTCTGGTCGAATTTTACTTATATCGCCTCCCCCATCATCGATAACCACTCCAAGTTTACGCGCTCTTCCGATAGCCGTATCCACCAATTTCGATACATTGGTTAACGCTTCTGGAACGGTCTTAAGCGATTCATCAAGGCTTTCGTAGAGAGGCCCTGCCTGTGCGAAGGATGCTGTAGCCGCATCGTTTACTACTGCTCCCGGTTCAGCTTGAAGTGGACCGATTTGACCAGATGCTTTCTGTGCAGTTTTCTTGATTACGTTCTTTGCCGCTTCCTGTTGAGCGCTCTCAACCTTTTCAAAACTCTTAGCACCAGAACCGGAACGCTTTAACCTTGTTTGCAATCTTCCCGCCGAGCTTTCCGGTTCAGCCTCTCCCACCATAACCGGAATATTTTCGCCTCCAACCTCAACCGCCCTAGGGCGATATTTACCAACCGCAGCCTCCCGTGCCTTCGCTGCGGTATCCATCAATCCTCGCGTCACTTTTCCGACTACAGGACGCGCGGCCTTCGCTCCAGTTCCAGTCACTTCGCCGGTAGCCCATATGCCTACCCCGGTGCCCAATAGATTGAGCGCCGCTCGCGTCTTTCCTTTTTCCGCTGATTCAGTCACTGCCTGCTCGACCAGAGGCTTGACAAAGAAATCAAACACTGCGCCTTGCGCATTTCCTGGGTTATCGGCAATTGCATTGCCTGCGCTCTTGAGCATTCCTCTAGCAGTGTTTATCGGATGGGAAATAAGAGGTATAAACGTCTGACCCACGTGGCGCACTACGTCTTCCGTCGCATTCCTTGCCGGGCTCTGCCATTCCTCGCGGCGGGGATCAGGAGTGACGAGATTATCCAGCCATTTTTGCGCGGGATTTCGAGTATCTCCTGGTGCGGGTTCACCGGTGGGAGTGCGACCGCTTGGATCAGTCGAAACGGGGGTAGCGGTTCCCTTCTGCCGATACTCCTTAACTCGCGCTAGCAACTTGTCCTGCTTGTCAGGGGGAAGACTTTGCAGAGTTGAAAGCTGCTGATCGCGTGGAAGCGCAATGAACTCCTGAATAGGATCGGATTGTGCATTCTGAGGCATTATTGCAGAGCCTCACTGAGCCGGTCAGCCAAAGATTTTCTGCCACCATGATGTTTTGCATTCATATTCTTTCGGTAAACTGGACCTTGCAATGCGCTTGACGGATTATCTAAATCTTCAGGTATTGGAACATTGACGCCATACACACTTCCAGCCTGTTGTGCCTGTTGCCACTGACGTTTTCTCCGGGTTACAGCCAAATCAACCATCTGGTGAATCTGCGTAGGAGTAATATTGACTCCACCTTTGTAACCATCGAACACGTGATCGCCCGTATCGGGATCGGTATGGAACCATTTAGAGGCCTCAGTATCAACCCATGGCGCAGAAGCTATAGCCTCATTCCACTGAGCCTGACTGATACGCGTTCCCCTCTGCTGTCCAAGCGTCATGCCCATATGGTTTGCAACGATATTCAACATGGCTTGCTGGTTACCGTTTAGCGCATCTTTTTCGGCATCCTTCATTACACGGAAACGGGTATCTGATTCAATGGCAGGCTCAAGACTCTTATTAACCTGAGCCATCAAAGCAGGATCAATAGGCGTCCCACCTTGTCCGGAAATCTTCTTGAATTCTCCAGTGCGCCGGTTAAGCAATGCGGAACCAATAGTACCATCCGCATTTTGCACCATATCAATGCCATAGAGGCCAGTCTGCGCGAATGATGGAGCAGGACGGAAATCATGCATCGGCTCTCGCGTGTCCGCATTTACCCACCCCTTATCAGTCAACAGAGCAAATACGTTCTTTCCTCCTGAAACTCCAGGCTTAGGACTTGGGGCGGCAGTATGAACATAAGGCTTTGCGTCCGGTATTTCGTTACCTTGCTGATCGTAGTATTTACCGTTCAGTAAGGATGCAAATACCGGCTTCCCGTCCGTTCCTGCAATTTGTACCGACTTGGGAGACTGACCAGCCGTTCCTACTTCCACGGCTCCTGGGGATGGTGTTTGGTGCCGAGTGTCGATAGGAACCACAGACCCGTCAGAAAGTCTGAAATTGTGATAAGAAGTAGCCCCCCCTTCATTCCGTAGGCGCTGCACCTCCTCTTCCGTCTGACGCTGATACGCAAGCTGTTTGCCTTGTGGCGTCATCTCAAACGGCATCGCTCCGGCCGCATACGCTCCCGCCGTTGCCGCCGTCTGATCCCCATATTTCTTGGCGTTATCCGCGCGAACCTGCGCAACGTGATTCTTGAGATGGTTGGTGATATGCAGGCTGTCGAGCAGGTTCCCTACTCCAGCCTCTACGGGATTTGCGCCTTGCGGTTTCTGGCCGTAAAGTTGCCGCATCTGGCCGATGGTTTGCGTCATGCGGTCGAGCGTCTGTCTATACTCGTTTTCCTTGCCCGCAAGAGGCTTCGAAGGATCATCGGGGTTGGCATAGAGAGCAAGACGTGTTTGGTCGGCACGCAACGCTTGTTGGAGAGGAGAGAGTTGCATGTTAAGCGCGTCCTGTTCGCGTGCGCGGATGGTCTGCATGTTCGCGTCCGTGCGATTCTGTGCTCTATTCGCAAGCCAGTCGAGTCCATTTCCTGCATCGCCCATTAGAATCCCGCTCCTGTCAATCCAGCCAGCCACTGTTCGCCTGTAGATGCTCCTGCGGGGGTTGCGTTTACTCCACTCCACGCTCCAACACCCATTGATGCAACCTGGGCCGAACTATTGACGATGTCGTTGAACTTAGCTAGCCGCTGCTGTTGCTCCTCAAGATTCTGGCTGAACACGTCATTGTATCCGCTCATACTGCTACTCAAGAGGCCGCTTCCGAGAGACGCGCCCTGTCCGATGGCTCCCGAAGTGAGTGAAGAAATCATGTCGTTGACGCTCGAACGAGCACTGTCCATCGTGTTCTGGTTTGAGGCGTTCGTACCTCCAGAGCGAGAACCAAACTCCGCATTGGTCTGTGTCTTTTCGTTGGCCTGCTTGGAAATCTGGCTAATCTGAGGGGCGAGAAGTTTGGCTATATCAGCCTGATTTCCGCTCAGTAGTCCGTTGATGAGCGCGGAAGAGTTCGAGAGCAGACCTTCACCCACCGAGCCAGAGAAACCGGACTCTCCGGTCAGCGCATTGGTGGCGCCGTACTCCCCGCCAGACGGACCCATATCAATCCCGAAGAATCCATCTTCGTTGCGCCAAAGCTCGATAAGGAATGCTTTCAGGTTCATGGTTCCCTTTCTAGGTCGCTGGCGTCTGAGCGATTAAGATGCCGTTCTGGAATTGCATCGATCCCTGCGTCCCCAAGGCTGTCAAGGCTGCCGTAGTTATTGTGACACTTAATCCGGTCGGTGTCGCCTGAGAAAAGTTTCCTGTTGTGGCGTCATACCCGGTCAGGAACTCGCCCGCCACAGGAGCAATGGTATTGGCAAGTTGCGGAGTTCCCGTCAGATCGCTGTAGTCGGGTTGAGCGGCAGAGAATACTCCTGTCACCGCATCGTAGGCCGTCAGAAATTGATGCAAGATTGCACTAAACGTGACTGGAACAATGGGTAAAGTGGCCGCAAACCAGTTCGTCCCATCGAACGCCACCAAAGTACAGAAACCCGAAAGAAGCGTCAAAGTCGATGCGCCGTTGATCGTTCCGCTCGCCGGAGTCAGGGTTGCCGTTCCCGCTCCTTGATTCGTCACGAAACAGGACCATGGCGGTGATTGAGAGGTCAACGTAACGGCGATAGGGCTGGCGTCCGAAAGGATAATCAGCGCTCCTTCATCTGTGCTCGCCGTCACATACGAGGTCAACCCAGAACGATTACTGACCGGAGTCCCCGCCGGGGGGGTATAGGGAATCACCGAACCGCCGCCGGTTCCGCCTGTCTCGATTGTGGTTGAGGTTCCAGCCTTGATTGTGTTGATTTTCTGAGTCAGAAGAGAAAATGCCGTGGTGTGATTGGTAAGTTTTTGGAAGAGTAGAGTCAAATGACGGTGCACCTCGGCAGGCGAAGGCTCTGCGGAGACTTTGGGAATCCATCCGGTGATGGGAGGTGTGCTCACGTTGTGGCCTTTGGTGTTCCCCAGCCTTCAAATGGCTTGATCGATCCCGACTTAATTCCCCATGCCGCGAACATCACAGATGTGTCGCCAGCGTAGATCGTGAATGGCTGGCTGGAGTTCGCCGTCCATCCCACAATCTTGAACTTGTTCGGCGGGAAGGTCAAAAACTGCTTCACTTGCGCGCCTCCTGTGCTTGGGAAAGTCAATGTGATCGGACTTCCGTTGTCGGGCGTCATGACCAGCGTCACCGCCGCCGTAGACTGATAGGCAAGGTTAATCCACTCGACATGTCCCCATCCCGGCCCGTAGCTCAGCAACCCTGTTTTCCAGCCAATCACTGCCGCAGGAAGAAAGGTCCAGTCTGGCTGCCACTCGCTCAAGATGTTTCCACTGGTAATCGACCAAGAAAACTCGCAGGCCAAGTCCTTCACATCGGCATTTGTGGCCGAAGTAAAGTCCACCAGATAATCGCTCTCGCTCGCCCCTGTTCCCGTAACCCCCGGAGCAAACCCGGTGATGGCTGTCTGGATGCGGTTCGCCCAGAATGCCAGCGTGATAGCGCTCGCCGCCACCGCGCGGAGAAATACCCCTCCTACCCGCTTGACAATGCGCGTTGATCCCTTGTTCTCCGAGCGCGTGATGATGACGGCGGTTTGCGATTCTGTGCTGGCCGTGTCGAATGCCCTAATCGTTCCATCCGTGCAACCGACAAGAATCTGATTGATCCCCACAGGGAGAGCATGGCAGTTCACCTGAGGCGTATAGGCATCGACAACCCATCCTTTTGCCTCCATGTCAAAAACAAGGGTGCGCGGCGTACCTGTCGTGTCCTGATAGTTGTAGAAGATGTATCCGGGAACGCAAGTGACGGTCTGCGCTTTCGGTTTTGTGTCGTCCGGCGGATAAATCGTCTTGTCTCCGATAACCACGGGCGACGGGCCTTCCGGCTCGCCGTGAGGAAACAGGTTATAGATGTTCGCAGAAATATCCTGTTCCGGCCCTCCACCTTGCGAAATGAAAATGCCATCTTTGGCCCTCCACGCCAGCAGCGCTCCTAGTCCCCCAAGAGCGTATCTCATGAACAGACCGCGCGTTGCCGCCGCCTGCACAGGGGTCCACAAAGGTCCGGTCGTACCTGTCACCGTCGCCACCGCGTCGGAGAAGTTCGGATAGAGCAGCCAGAACCGTTCTGGGGAAAACACCACATGAAGCTCCGAAGTCACAATGCCATTCACCAGACCCTCAGACGGAGAGCAGATATAAAGTCTCTGCGAACTTGGAGCCGAATCGAAGTTGTTCCCTGTCGAGGTCAGTAGGTCTCCGGGATTCAACGGATCGAGGCCCATCATGAACGATCCACCGCCTGAGTCCGGAGTCGGCCCCCAAATGACCGGCGAAGGTTCCGCGGCGAGGTCGGGAGCAATAATCTGCCACGTCAGACCCGTTCCGGCCGGAGGGAAGCCGAAGGTGATAAACCCGGTGTCCGTTGTTGTCGTGTTGTATACCAGCATGTGCGTGGTGTCGCTGGGGCGGTTGTAGAGCAGGTAACCAATCTGCGAGCCGGTCGAGTCGGCAATCAGGATTGCGGTTCCGGGAAGCCAGCGCACATTGAAAATGTCTCCGCTGACCCACACAACGTTTGGCACAAGTGGAAGAATGGGGCTGATGGTCGCCGAAACGGTTCCTGGAGTTCCGCCAAAGGTCAGAGGAAAAGTTGGTACAGACGTGTATCCCGATCCCGGATGGGTCACAACCGGAGGCGTGGAAGTGCTGATAATTCCCGAGCCGTCAATCACCACCGTAACGACTGCCCCAGTCCCGCCGCCACCCACCGCTGAAATCGGATAGGTTCCCGGAGTCTGGCCGCTTCCCGGAGAGACTGTGCCCACGGCAGTCACTTCTTCGCTCACCCCGAGAACATTGCAGGTACCCGAACGCGGCAGGTCGATGGAAGGAAAAGGCTCGTAGTTGTTGTAATTCAGGATTGGATTGTTGGCGATGGTCAGGTCAGAAAGCGTGTCGGTAAAAGACCCCGAGCCGGAATTGGCAATCGAGAGAGTGTAGGTAAAATTGTCCAGCCCCGGCGTCTGGCGGTACACGTCGATGGTGTCCACTTGGGGGTCGAGAGAAAGCGTGCAGGTCCCAGTTGCGGAGAAGTTTGCATAGTAAACCGTGATTGTGAAGGTATAGAAAAATGATCTATTCGTGCTTCCCGACTGCTCTGTCAAGACCTGGATTCCAAATCCGAAAGTCGAATCATTCACGACATCCGGCGTGAGAATCGCTCCCCATACATCTGAGGCTCCGCCCTGTACAGTCGTCTGAATGGTTTGCGTGTTGATGGTTCCCGGAGACTTGATTTGCCCTATCACCGCGCCCTGATAGAAAAGGGCCACATTCGCAAGAACTCCAGTTCCGTTGTTTTGCCCATTCCATGTGATCGAGACGCTGACTCCAGTGACTTGAGAGCCCGTTGGAACAGTACCCACGAGGCCCGGCAAGTCTTTCGCAATGATGTAGTCTGTCAGAGTTCCAGAGGGAATTCCCTTGGTCCGAAGTTGAGTGTCTGACACTGCCGGTTCGTACTGGGAAGTGTTGTAAGTAATGTACGTTGCGTAGCTTGGGTCCATCGTGTAGGAACCCGCCTGCGAAGCCAGTTCCACCTGAATCGGCACAGATTCAGGTGACGGATTCGAAAGCGCCCCAGTAATCTTCGAGCGGTAGAGGTAACGATAAGTAACCCAGTAAGGACTGGCTGCGCTTGACACATTGACGATGGGAGCGGTCTGAGGTTCCTTGATGCCCACCTTGTAGCAGGTTCCATCTGAACGTACCTTGAGCATTCCGCACACGGCGCCGTAGGCCGCATAGGAGGGATTCAGAATTGAAACCGCTAAAGACGGGTCGGCAATGTAATCCCACGGCTGAGGGCTGTCGGGAGGTCTGTAGGGGAGGAAGGAAAGCGGGTTGGTGCTCAGCCCCGAAGCAACTTGCGTTGTTCCGACGTAGAGGCTGCCGCTGGACCCGGAAATGTAGGCATACGACGGAGAGGTCTTATAGGGATCATTAAGCCGAGAGACAGAAGTAATTCCAGCACCCAAAGACGACGCGAGAAGATTTGAGCCTAAAGGATACCGGGCAACGGTCATCGACTTGCGATTCTTGCGGACATTGCAGAGATAGGGCCAGCCGCCGCCGTTCTCCGGTATTTGGTCCGCCGAAGCGACTGTATTTATCCCACCCGCAATATCGAGTCTGATGCCTTGTTCCACTACTTACCTCTGTCCGCCTTGCGTTTTGCCCGTTTTCCGTACTCTCCCCGACGCGCCTTGCTGAAGTAGATGGCAACAGCCTGTTTATTGGCGACCTTGGTACCCCTTTTGCGCTTGGTTTTTGAGTAGGTCTTGCCTTCGTGAATCTCATGAAAGGCATTTTCCCGGCTTACTGCGTCTCTTTGGTTGCCCATCGCGGTTGCGCCTCCTCCTGTTTCTTCCCTTCGCTGTGAAGATACTTCACGAAAACGCCTTGCGTGGCCCAGCGCTTATTCCGATCTGCGCAGAATTGATAGAACGACTTCAGCATGGGCATGGTCGCTTCAAAGGCTTCATTCCCACACTTGAACATCGCCAGATGCTGAGAATAGTCAAGCACGCTTTGCCAGTCGTCCCTAGCGACTTGGACGTAGGTTCCTATCGGGTCAAGTAGGGGCGCATTTCCGACCACCGTAACTGCCAGACTTGTCCCGTTCCCCGGCACTGGAGCAATGAAGTCCATTCCCGCCTCAATCACGGCGGCAAGATTGTTTTGCGACTGCTGCCAGTTCACCGCCAAAGCATCCATATCCGCCAATGCTGTGACCTTGGATACCTGCCCATTGATGAGCGTCTGGAGTAACCAGTTTGATCCCTTCATCATCTCCAGACCCTCAGTGTAACGCTGCAAACAGTAGGCTCCTCGTGCCCTGTCCGTCGATTCTGCCTCTTGACCCAGCACATCTGCAAGCGCTCCATACATCGCCACCATCGCCCAGTCATCAGGAATGCCGAGCAGTGATGGCGTAGGCGGGGAAAATGTCGGTCCCGCATTGAGCGCCAGAAGATCGAAGTACCCCGGCGTATTCGGCGCAAGGTCAACATCGAACGACAGCGGCGGTTCACTGGACACCGCCCAGGACTGAGGGAATCCAACTGTCTGCAGATATCCTGGCTCGAAGGACTGGAATGAGAGCACGTCCTCCCGCGTCAGCAAGTAGGGCTGGAAGAACTGCACCGTCCCCGATACGACATCGGAAGTGGGTAAGCTCAGGCCCACCACGGTGCCGCTCACGGAAGTGACAAACGTTCCCGTCTGTATTCCGGTCCCGGTGATGACTTGCCCGCTTACAATCCCCGCCGCGGAGCCTACGGTGACCGTGGACGAGCCGGAGGATGCTGTGCCAGTGGTTGTAGCCATCAGACCGAGAAAGCGGTTCCTGCGAGGCTCTAGCACGGTATCCGCGAGAACGTATCCCGATCTCACGCCGGGGGTCGCGTTAATCGGAGAAAGTTGTGCAATATTGCATGAAGTCGCCTGAATGACTTCCTGTACCCGCTTCTGGAGGGACCACTGAAGATTCGCGAGAGTGAACTGGCTCGATCCCGTCCACGTTCCACCGGAGGCAGGTTCAAGCAGCATGTACTCCATTTGCGTGTAGAGGTCCACGTCAGTGACGGTACGGAAGCGCGGTGAACTAGCCAGTGTTCCAGTGTTGACCCACTGGCCGTCAGCGTTGGGAATGGCGACGGTTTGGTTCCATTGCTCACACAAACCGTTGAAATGGCGAAGGGCTTCCGTGATGTATAAAAATAATTCCGCCGATGACCACAAGGACCATTGGTTTAGCCGCCCTTGAAGAGCGGCAATTGCGGCGGTTTTCGATAACCAGCTATAAACAGCCACATACTACTCCTGGTAGATGATGTCGCAAATGTCGCCGCTCACGATGTAGACGAACCACTCATTCAAGTTTTGCCCCTCATGCTGCGCGGGACCAAACGTGAGCGCACCGCCGGCAAAAAGCACAATTCCATGCGTGGAGTCTGTTGAGGAATCTCCGATGCGCATTTCATTGGTGCCGTTGTTCTGATATGTTGCCCACTGAAACGGAACGGTCGGAATGATCACAGTAGTTCTTGCGAGAACCGGAACCGTGCCACTTGCCGAAGGTGCTAGCTGAAGAATGTGCATATCAGACCCCACTTCCTGAAGGATACCCGCCTAGATTCACACGTCCATTCGGCCCCATGGTTGCATAACTCTCGCCATTCTGCCACTTCCCGGCCTGGTGAACGTGTGTAAAGTTTTCGCCGTCGAGATTAAGATCGATGGACAGGACCTGTCCAAAGTATTCGTAATACTGCTTCTGCGCTAAAGCTGAAAGCAAAGTCATGCCCTTGCCTGATGCCGGAACCTTGGCTTCCATCTCCGCTGCCTTGTCCAGCAATAGAATTTCTTTTGCCTTGAACTCCACCATGTTCTCAGTAATGGGAGCTTCAGGGTACATGCTCATCCAGTCCTGTTGAGAATCCGGTAACTGCCCGCGACGGCGATAGGACAGCGTGTATGGGCAAAGATTACCCTGCCACGGATACAACTCGAACCGCTGCCAGCCATACGTAGCGCTTCCCTGTCTCTGATCAATTCCGGCCGGCACAACGTTCGTGGGAATGGATTGGTCTTGTCTTTCGGGATCGAGGTTAGCGAGGTCCGCACGAGTTAAACTCCAGAAGTCCAACGTCTGATTGTTCGTGAAGTCCTGAATCGCAATCCATTTCCTCCAATCCTTCACCGGGGCCACGAAGTAATGCTGGTAGATGTAGTAGGGTTGCCCCGCACCACTCCCAGGCTCCATCCACGGCCTGTCCAGCGTCAACGTCACAAAGCCGGGATTGATGGTGTTGAAGTCGTATCCAACAATGTCGTAGATTGCGAACGCTGGGTTGCGGTACTGAAGCTGCGTAAGGAGTGGCTGACCAGTGTAGGCTTCGAGCGCTGCCGTCGCCGTCGCATCCGCGATGATTTGATTCGAATAGGGAGTAGTGGTAAATGTCCCGACACCATTGAATACCATGCCGGGAGCGAGCCAGCCCGCAAATGCGCGCTGAAATCCCCAGTCAACCTGGTCGTATATGGCTTCGAGCGCCCTGCGCACGCCTGTCTGCGCCCGCGCCAGTGGCGTGTCGGGAACGAGGCGCGTTAACGCAAAGGCAATATCGTAAAGCATCGGAACCTCATAAAAAAGGGGCCGGGGCGATTAACCCCGACCCCAAGGAGCCACCCGCGACGACGGCCCTACAAACTCGATACGAGCGCCGCGAACTGTACGAGTTCTGCGCTCAGATTCGTTCCCGATGGCACCGGCCCGCTCGACGCGCCGAGGGTCACACTCAGGGTCGCCGGGGTTCCGCCCGGAGTCCCCCCGATTGCCGCTGTCGGAGCCACAGTGTAATTCCCACGGCTGGCGATCGTGACTGCGGTGACTGTGGTAGCGGTGACGGTAACCGTGCCCGCTGCTCCGCTTCCTGTGCCGCCGGAGAAGGTGATGGGATAGGTTCCCGGAGTCATGCCGGTTCCGGCCGCAAGCTGCGCCACCGATGCTACGCCGGAGTTCGATCCCGCATACTCCCAGATTGCCGTCCATCCCGACTGGCCCGGAATCCCATTGGGCGCTCCCGCGCGAACGATATTCAGACCCGCCGACGCCGGCTGAAAGCGGACCTTGTAATTGCCGCTTACCGTGGTGGCTTCGCACGGGAAATTGATGTACTCGTTCGTGCCGGGGTTATAGACCGGATCACCCGAAGACGCAAGCGATGCCGGTCCATTCGCGTAGAGCAGTGCGTTGCGGAACTCGCCTACCTGCGCACTCGGATACACGTAGTTCGTATTCACGCCTGCTCCTTATCCCTGCTGCACTGGAATGCGCAGAATGCCGCGAATCGTGGCGCTGGCGGTTGCGATATCCAGCGTATCGGCAAAGTACCCCACAGGAACCGCTGTCGCCGCTGTTGTGGTTGTCACCGCCGCGCCCGTGGTAGCCGCCGCGTAAGCGCCTGCCGCCGTGTTGGTGGCCGTGGTTACATAGATCGGCGCGATTCCCTCTTCCTGAATCACAATCCATGCACCCGCCGTAATCTGCGCTGCCGTGATCGCCGTTCCTGACGTGTTGGGGCCAAGCGCCACTCCACGCACTGTGCTCAACTGCGAGCAGGACGAGTCGAACGAGCTGACAAAGTTCGGACTCGAATACTGTGCAGCCAAGAGAGAACCACCCGAACCGCTCGACAACACGCTGGTGAGAGTGAAGGTCGGAACGGAAGTCATGTTCGCGCCCGGAAAGGTCAACTGCGCCGAGGTGATGACACCGGCCGAGAGCGTGATGCTAGCTGTCGCCGCCGTCCCGCCCGCCGCCGAAGAACTGATGGACACCGTTCCGCTCGATGCGCCCGTAGCGGTGATGGTGTATCCCGTTCCGCCCGCAGCAACCACAGCCTGAGCAACACTCGTGCCGAGTCCGAAACCAATCGGGTTCCCGAACTTGGCGAGATTGGCTGCTGTAGCGTTCGGGCCCAGGCGCACAAGGCGATAGCGCCCCGGATACAGATTGACGCCGTACAGCACGTTCCAGACCGCAGCTTCGCTGGCCTGAAGATCGCAATAGTCGCCCTCGTGGAGCGACCCGCCAAGATACGGAACATTGGTGACGGCGCTCTGCATCCCCGTCGGAGATGTGTAGATCGCGAACGGGCCATTGTAGAAAGAGGTATACGGAACCTGTGCCATATTACTGACCTACCCCCTTGAATCCGAAGAGCGGCAGACCGTGGGTCGGCTGATCTCCAAAGATGTTGGTTGCATAGCGCAAATACCGGATCGCCGAGGTGATGTTGTTCGGAATCCGGTTCTCGTCAAAGTCCATTGCCCAGCCCGAACCAGGCTTCGGCTTCAAAGCTACCAGCGAGTACGGATCGATAAACCACAGGCACTCGCCCGGATTGATGGTTGTCGCTGAAGGAATGTTGGAGCCGGTCGGCGAAAGAGTGCCCGCACTGACCGCCACGCCATTCAGTTTGTACGTGGGAGTGAGGAACGGAGAAAGTTGAGTCGTCCCTCCCACACCATCGTAGAACTTCGCTGTGCTGGTGGTTCCGAACGCTCCAGGGTTTCCACCCGGCAAAGTCTGCCAGGCCGCGCTCGACGGGGCCAGAGGATCAGCATGAATTTTGCACCCATTGAAGTCCACCGAAGGCCATCCGAAGTCGGTTCCTTCTTTTACTTCCAACTGAAGGACCACAGCCTGTTGGCGGAACGCGAGAGCGATGGCGCCCCATCCGTAAAAGCTGGTGAATCCCACCCGAGCCTTTGCGCCCAAGGTGCCCAGACGGGCGTTGGCAAGCAGGAAGTGGGAATAGTTGATCGATCCCGCCGCGCCGGTCGGGGTGCCGCAGAAGTACGGAGTCGAGTTATATGCCTGACCCACTACACCGTTGCGCGTGATCCCTCCGGTCAACTGGAAGTAGTTGCCGAACGGACTGGGATCGATGCCATTATTGAAGATTTCCTCAAACCCGTTCATCGCCAAGTGGCGGTCCGTCTGCACACCTGCGGTCGAAGAACCCGGAGCGCCGCCGGAATTCCACTGGCCATGCTGGTACGCCTGCATCTCGACCATGGACTCCAAACGCTGCGTCATGCAGTAGTTGTCAATCAATTCCTGATCGGCAACCTGCGTCTCGCCCGGAGCGTTGTAGAGCTTGTACTCGGTCGGCTCGACAGTCAAACCAGAAGCCATGAAACGGATGTCGTAGAGAGTATCCGTCACGCGCTGCTTGTTCGTCGGGTTGATGGTCGCACCCGGCTGGGTAGCGTAGCCGTCCGTGTAGTCGTAGATGCCCGGAGTCCGAACGCCCGTGCCTTGGAAGTCGAGGTCGATGATTCCCGCCTCGCGCAACAGAGTCATCAGAGGATAGTTCGTACCGAACCAGTCGATCACCGTGCCCTTGCGGATTAACTCGCGGGATACGGCGTCTCGGACGTTGTAACTCGGATCGTTGGGATATGGCATTCTACATCACCCTTTCACTGCTTAAATTAAGCCGCGTTCATCCGCGTTTTGACTTCACTGCTCACGCGATCGCGTGCCATGCGAATCTTTTCCATCGGCGATTTGCCGGACATCTCCCGTACACCGGCGGCGTCGGAAGGCTTGGGAATGTTGGGATAGTTCGACGCCACTCCAGGGCCAAGCTCAGGATGACCGTTCGTCACCGGATGCGCAGCCTTCCATTCTTCAAGTTTGGTGGCCGCGTAGGTGTCCAGCCTTTTCTGCTCGGCGGCGGCGGTCAATTCCTTTTCCTTGGCGCTGACATGGTAGGTCTGCTCCATGTAGTCATGCACAGTGAGACGAGCCTTCATGGCGCGGTCGGCAATGGTTGCCGGATCTTCAGGAACTGCCGACTGGAACACCCGCTGATAGCGGTTCATCTCGTTCATCGTCTGGCCCATCATGCCAATACCGTTCATGATGGTCTCTTCGAGTTGCTTCACTGGGTCTTTGGCGGCGGGAGGGGTGACTTTCGGCAAATCGGGAATGTTCAAGCCGGTAAACCCCTGCTTCCTGATATCTTCGACGGCGGCGGTCAGCGCAGCGTTCGCGGCGGTCAGCGCAGCGTTGTTCGCCTGCAACTGCGCAATGTTGGCTTCGGTCAGGCCGGAAGTGCGGATGCTCTCGTCGATCACACGTTGAAGACCTTGCGCGTCCTGCAACTGCTTCTGCGCGTCAGCCAGCTTCTGCTGGGAGTCGGTTTCGAGGGTTGCAAACTTCGTGTTCCAGTTTTTGAGTACGCCAGACTTCGCGGGATCGACTGTTACTCCAAGCTCTGCAATAAGTTCTTCTACCGTCATTTCATCCTCACTGTTGCGGCGGCGCAGATGGTTGCTGTTGCGGCTGGGTAGCCGCCTGCGAACTCATCTGAATCGCCTGCACGATGGATTGAACTGCCTGATTAAGAGGTTCCTGCACGGAAGTATTTTGCTGAGCTACCTGCTTGAGCAGCATTGCAATCTTGCCCAGAGTTGTCTGAAGAGGATTCGCTTGAGACGCACCGGCATCGGCCCCCTGTGGTTGAGGAGCCGATGCCTGCGGATTTGCCATTGAAGTAGCCATATCTGACTACTTGCGGCCCTTTTTGGTGCTCTTCTTGCCCTTTTTGGCTGCCTTGCGGCGCTTGGCTTTGCCTTCGTGGCTGACGCCCTTGATTTCCAAACCCTTCTTGTGCTTCATGGTGTTCTCCTTTGGTTGAATTTCGACTCAACATGCAAAACGGCCCCAAAGCCGTTTGCGCCTTGAGGCCGTTCCGATCTCCAAAGGAGTGGATTGGAATCTCGATTCAGTAATCTAAAAACAGACGTTACGCCGCATCTGGTTTCATGTCAAGAGGATTTGTCAAACAAAAAACAGAATCCGTCAATTCGTCCAACTCGGAACCTAACCGAACTTTTCCATTCTGTTCCGTTAGAACTTGGGTGACACCACCCTGATTCATGTTGACATTGACCTTTCCCGTGACCTTGCCGCGGTGAACCTGAGACTGGATGTAGGCGATAGCTTCGGGGATACGAGCCTTGTTTCTCAGAGCCACAGTCTCACGGTAGGAGACAATCTTCTCCCGTTTGACCACTTCGATTCCAAGCTCTTTCTCTATGTCTGTGCGGGTGTCCACTCTTGCCTCCATCAACTACTTTTATTGACTACTCTGACGTTTCCTGACTGCGAACCCTTCATGCTCGGCTGCTGGCCCTTTTTCCCCGACTGTTTTCTCCCGCCTCCCCTACCTTGACCCTCCCCCTGAGGCTCGGGAGGCTGTAGACCAAGCTCCGCGGTCTTTTTGGCTAATGTAGCCTGAACTTCCAATTTCCATTCCGCATCGGCAAGCTGCTCTTCTTTCCAGCGCTCATGGCGTACAGAATAGTCGGGCACACCAACCTTTTCCATGGTAGTTTCCATGTCCACTGGAAGTTTCTGCTGAATCATGAACATGTTGAGCATTCTTTCCTGAATGTGAGTCACATTCAAAAGCTGCGCGGGGGTATTGATTACCTTGAGTCTCTCGCAATACCATTGAGCCCGCTCCTGCCGCGTTCGGCTGCTCACGTTCCCTGGGTCCTCGCCGGGAAGATGTGAAGGAACGAGTGTGTTTGGGTCGTTGTCGAAAGTCTCCAGCCCCACTCCCTCGGGACCGATCATGTCCATAATCATGTCCACGGTAAAATATTGAGCGATGTTGAATTTCAGCATGTTGGCGTCTTTAGAGTTCGCCACCCACTGATTCAACGCAATGCCCTTTGCCACTGGCCCAAGATTCTCAACCATCTTGTCAAATGACTGGTCGGACATGTTGCCCTTAACTTCACGCATGGACGCAATGTCTGTCAGGCCGAGAGCGCCCTTGATTGCCGCTCCGAGCATGTCCACACCCTTGAAGTCTTTCTCATCAACCGTGACGCCTTCAGGGAGCAAAGAGCGCGTCCACTTTGAGGGGTCGCCTTTGCCTCCAACCCTGACGCCTTGAGCGTGAAGGAGGTCCAGCTTGTCCATCTGCGTCCGAGATACGCCCGTGGACACATCCGTTCCAAGCGGGGGGTCTTTCTGGATCGCGAGAACTGTATTGATGTCCGAGAGCCGGTCGCGCCGGGCCACTTCCAAGCCCTTGACGCCAGCTACGATGGAATATCCCATCGGCGACCAAACCCAGTCGTTCACGTCGTGCTGAGTTACGGGAATCATGCCGTGCATGTCCCAAGCCGTATCGTCGTAGAGGGGAACAGGACACGATGGGGAAGTGATGGCAAGCCGCAACCGTGGATACATCTTGCAATCGTCCATCTCCGCTTTGCGAGAGCGTGGCAAGCCCGTATCGGGATCAACTGTAACAATCAAATCGCCAACCGTGGGAACCTTGTATCCCCACGTTGAACCGTCGATTCCCATTTGCTGCGTGTAGCCAGTGTCATTGATGCGCAGGTCGTGGACGAAGTGATACCGGATTTCGCTGTACTTTTCTACCCAGTCAGAATTATTTGACCCTCCAAAGCGCCAGCGGTCATAGAACTCATACCGGCGAAGCATGTTCTGTGTGACATTGACTCCGGAACGGGAATACTGGGAAATAGGGGTAAGCCACTGCTGAAACTTTGGGAACCGCGCGTGAGCCTCGGCCAGACCCATCGGGAACACGATTGTGCCTGCATAGGCGTCGTCCAGGTCGGCATTGTGCGGCAACTGGTCGGGAAGGAACTCACGAGGGCCCAGAGCCTCGAACTTGATCTTTGCCGGTCCGCTGCCATGCCACGGACGGGAGAACTTCTGCCACTTGTACCCCCTGCCAAGCATGGCCCACTGGAGAGCTTTTCGCGTGCTCGGCACGTAAAGAGAATCCCAGAACACGAACTTGAAGATGTCGTTGTAGAGGGCAACCGTCTTCTTTGATTGCTCGGCCTTCGATCCCATGGTGGCAATCTGGCGCAGGTCGGTAATAGTTTCTACAAAAGAGCGAATGTCCGGCTGGAGGAGGTTGGAATGCATATCCCGGTCTTGGCCGGTGCCCATCAAAAGCTGAATATCATTTGTCAGATTGGCGATGCCTGGCTGGTTTTGGACCCAGTTATCGCCCTGCTGCACAAGCTCTTCAAAAAAGCCTTTAATATAGGAGCCCGACATCTCCCTTGGCGGTGCTTGCCAACTGATCGTACGATTGCTGTCGCCAAGCAGCACTAGAGGCGTCCTTTCATACCATCGGAAACAATTCTAGTATCGTCCCCGCCCTGCTCGTACATCTCCGCCGCCAGTTTCGGAACGGCCCTGATTCTCTGACTCAGGATTCGTTCGTAGAGCTTGTCTTGAGCATCCAGCATCCGAAGATTCACGTCCCGGTTGAATGGGTCCAGATGGGCGTTTCTGGCTATGACCGCATCGCGCACCGACTTGCGAAAATCTCTTTCCTTCTCCAGTTTCTTAACCGCCGCCCGCTCCTCGTCTTCGATGTGCTGTTGACGATATTGGTTCATGAATCTGTCGAGGTCGGAAGCATGGAGACAGGTAATCGTCTCGTAGCGGATGCCTTCAGGGACATTGAGCAGGGGTGCTCCTTCAATTCCAAAGGAGAGAATGCGGCTGGTTCCCAGTTCCCGGTAAACCACGGTTCTTTCGGTGCCGCACAATTGCACGTTACCCATGAAACACAATTTACACCGCTTGGAGGACAAGGGCAATTGAGAATTGCGGGTGGTGCGATATTGCACAAAAACAAAAATGCCCCAACCGGGGAGGAAGGGGCATTTTTGTTACGGAGAGGAGGAACCGCGTCTTAAGCTGCTCAGGGCCACAAACGCAATTTGACTATACCAAACTTCCAGGGTATTCTGCAAGTGCTCAGGTTTCGCAAATGGCAAAAACCCCGACAATTCGGTTTTTCTCGTCAAGGTTTCCGCTTTCGTGCGCCTGGGCATCCTGCGCGAAAGGCAGGCGGGGCGGGAAGAGCGGTGCGCTCAGGGGAGCCTCGATAGCAGTCTGGACCAATCGCCTAAATCCTTCGGGATAAGCTGAGTGCGGCGGGTTCAGTCTGTTCGATGCCCGCTGTGGTGGTTAAGGCGTCAAACCAATCCCCAGCAAACACCCGCCCGCAGTGGAGACACTGCCCCTCGCCTGGCTCCGTGGAGGCATGGGAAAAGGTGATCGGCAATAGCCAAGCCTTGTGGCCAATCTGGGAAACCGGGTTAACCACACCCTTCCCCCCACCTTCACCATGAACGCATAGGGATTAAATGCTTTAATACTTAGGTACTATTACTGATTGGGTACACCACGCATCGTCCAGAACTTCTTTAACTTTTTTGGTCAGGGGCCAGCGGGACTGGATGCGGGCTGCCGAGTTCTCAAGCTCGTGAAACGTCGTCCACCCCATCGCAGAGGCGAAAATATTGTCGTCATGCTGGCCCTGCATGTGGATCATTTCGGTTTTTCCTTCCCCGCCGATATATTTGCGGACAAAGGTTGAAAGCTGCCGGATAACGATAGGATCATTCAAAACCAGCCATCCCGTGTTTACGGCGTCCACCCAACGGTCGAGCAGATAAGGTCTGGTGTAAGCACGGGTCCACCAGCCTTCCTGATGGCCGCTATCCTGCAACACATTCCCCTTCTTGTCGATGCGGATCATGATGTGGTGGTCGAGGAAGCCCATGATCTTCAATTGGCTCTGACATTCATCTCCCGGTTTTCTCGTCTGTTCGATGATGAACTTGACTACCAGGGGATTCGATGAGGTCAGGTTCCCGTTGCCGTCAGTTCCATAGAGCGCCGCCACAGCCGCCGCGATTCTGGACATCTGAGGGGAATTGACACGAAGCGAAGTAAACGAGGCTACTTCGATATCTGGCCCTGTTCCATGACCATGCTTGTGTACTTTTAGACTTGCTCGATCCTCGTTGGGCTTGTTCAAACCTCCAGCCGTGTCAATCGCAATGGCGTATTCCGCTCCAGGTTGCGGTTCCTCGAAAATCAGAAGCTTGTCAAAACATGCTTCATCGGTCGAGTCGTCGAACGACCGTAAGGGAACCAGATTCCATCGGTACTCGTTTTCGTCCAATCCTTTCCATTCAAGGACGATATCCGGTTCGTTAGGGTCGACGTCTTCCCGGTTAGGTTCGTAAGGTAGGTTATCGCTGCCCATCAGGATCGTTCTGCCGGTGATGGCGTAGGCCGCATAGCTTTTTTCTCTTGCATCGGTCACCAATGTAATTGCCTCCTGAGTGAAGACAGGATCGTCTTTCGATTGAAAGGCATCGGCGGGGGTCACGGCGTTGGCGGCAAGAAACTCACGCTCCGCGTGTTTCGCTACGGCTTCCTCGTACCCACACTGCCAAAACCACTGGAACTCTTTGGGCATCTCCCATCGTTGGCCTAACACTTTCCAAAGATAATCCGTGGAGCGCACAAACAACTCGCCCCGCCGCCGCATCTTCCGCGTGGTGTCGGTGACGTACTGCTCCCATGGATCAGGAAGGGGATGCTGGCGCAACCACGCCTCTGGCGGGTAGAGGTCGGTTGCACACGCCGGGGGAATGAAGAACGCCTTGAATCGACCTTTTCCAGAGGAGTAGAGTTCCCAGCTTTCCTTCTGCCAAGTTGTTGCCATGGAGCCCGTACCCTCCAGCACCATGAACAAAGATGGTAACTGGTGGCAGGCGGGGAAAAGACCTTCATCGAGCGTGTGTTTGGGGTTTGTATAATCTCCAAGCTCGGAAATGTGGAGGCAAGAAGGCGAGTCGCCTTGCCCAATACCAACCTCCTGCGCACCGGCCTGCACTGACAGCCGGGAACCGTTGGTCCACTTAGGTTCATTGACTTTGGTGGAGATTTGGGGGACGCGCAGCCAGAACGGCAATTTGTCCTGGCACGTGTCAATCATGTTTTTGAGCTTCTTCGACTGCTCTACCTGTACCGACGCCACAATCGCATAGGTGTTGGCAACGTACAGAATTCTTTGGACGAAGAACAAAGCTGTGACGGTGGACACACCTAATTGACGCGCCTTGAGGATGAAAAGCTGGATGGCAATCTGAAGGTCGTCGCATTCAGCGAGAAAGGCTAGAAAGATTCTTTGGGCGATGCGGAAGTCGAAGTGAATGATTTGAGTGTTGGCGGCGCGGATATAGGCGTAGCGGGTGACAAAATACTCGCCTGAAGCAAAACACAAAAACCGCTCGTTGGCGACCCACCGCTTGATTTTTTTGACTGTGGCAGGGGAAGGAGATTTTTCATCCTTCCAAAAGAAGTATGACCGGGCACCCGTTTTTGATCTAGATATGTCGGCATACTTGTTGATTTCTTCCACCATGTAGTCGCACTCGGCGACAGAGTGGAAGCGCGGTTCCCATCCATTGCGAAGCGTAAAATCACGAATCGTGCGTTCAACCACCGCTTCGCTGTACATCTAGTCTTTCTTCCCCTCCAGCAACTTGTGTTTATTGGCGGAAAACTCCTGAATTTGCTCACCGAGCGCCGGGAAAGCGTCGTCCCAGTCCTCATCGGCGTCCGAGTCTGTATCGCGTTCCTCGGGTGGCCGGCCAAAGCCGAAGTTGATTTCCACCCCTCCGCCCTTCTTTGTCGGCAGGAACCCTACCGCCTCGTGCATAATGCGCTGTGCTGCGACGTCTCCATGATCGTAGCGAAGAACCTTGCCTTTCTCATCCATGACCGGCTTGCCGTTGATGAGAACTGGAACTCCTTCGATGGCGGAATCGACCGTAGCCTGTACCACGTCAGGATGGGCCAGAATGGCTTTCAGGGCGCTTTCCTGAGCCTTCATCGACTTCGCGGCCATCAGGATGGCTCCGAGCAGCTCCACGGGGCTTACTCGCGCATGGACACACATTGCCTCGAAAGAAAGTTTTTCCAAGTCTTGTGTCTTGATCTGCCGGATGGACTTCATGAATGTTACAGCACAGGACTGATCCGATACCGCAGCATAGGCAAGAATTTGCTGGCGGGGTAAGGACTTTCTTTTTCCGAAGCACCGAGTCAGAATTTCGGCGGGCTCACGGGGAACCAGGGCGACCTGGGCGGGGTCGATGTCCAGCCGTTTCAGGACAGCGGCGGCTGTCTGAGACGAGCCGCTACGCCTGATTGAGACGTTTGGAGAACCGTTGGAGGGCATCTTCTTCGGACTCGAAGGCTCGGTACTCTTCAGGGCTTTGAGGCGGGCGATGATCTCCGACCCTGCTGATGGTGGCTTCTGCTGTTTCATCGATTTGAGGATACTCCCGGTCTGCCCATCGTTCTGCTACTTTCACCGCGCGGTCGAGGATGTCAATGAGTCGATTCAACTGTAATGCTGTCATTATGTTCCAACCTTTGGCCCGGTCGTGCCATCCATCTCATACCACACGAACTCGCCATCTTCGCCGATAGGGAAGTGTCCCAAGCATGTAGTACAGAACGTCCCGCTATAGAAAGAGGGATCGCGCGCGTAAGTCTCAGCGATGGCGCGGCTCATAGTGGTGATGTGGCCACACTTCAGATGACGATAGGCATCTCGATATGGCCTGGCGAAACCCTTGGCCCGTTCCGTAGCGGTCAACACAACGTAATCCTTCTGTTGGCCGTTCTCCTTAATCTCAGTGTGGCTTTGATCTTCAGGGACCGGAGAACCATCCACGAGGACACGAGCGCTGCGGTCGACCTGCAGATCATCAATCTGTTTAATCAACGAGTCTTCCATCATGCCACCTTCACTCTGGTTAGTGTGAGTATTTTGTCATCATCGGAAAGAGCCATCGCCAATGTGCCCTTTTTCGCGCACCGAAACATATCATCTACAGCAATAGTCAGTAACCCGCCCGCGTCGTCAATGATCTTGGCGAGAGACGCATTCACCATGATCTGACATTCGTCCTCGGACCACAGGCGCCGCGAATAGTTAGTGAAAGTAGTTTTCATATCGCCGCGTTCGACCGATGCATCCGCTGCTTTCGACATGAGCAGGTTAGCAAGATTCCTCGCCTGCTCTACAGAGAACACAATGTGCCCAATTCCGTTTTCATCGGGCTCTAGGTCGGGATGATTGATGACCACTTCTCCACTTCCATTCGTGCCGACTTCCAACGCGCCCTTCGCGATATCGCTCACACGTCCCTCCGTTTACCCGATCCACGCAACGACTTAGAGAATGACGACTTCTCTCGTTCTGGCATCTTTAGTTCGGTGGGTTTGGGGATGGGCTGGTCAGTCTCGCGGCGGAAGCGATCAGGGGGAACCTCATCGATGACTCCATCCCAAGATTGTATCGTTGGCGGCATATCAACCAAAGAACCCGAACCGTCACCTATGCCGCCCTTTGTGATCCTTCCAAAGTCGTCCAATTCGTAATCTACCCACCACGAACAATTGGGGGCATCCTTGATGGTCCAATAATTGATACGCCACTGCGCCTTGAACTTGGCGTAGGCCGTATGAGGAAGCAAAGAGCATGTCTTGCCCAGACCGGCCTCGATCTTTTCACGCAAGGTTTCCTCCACATCGGCCGGCAAGTCCTGCGTCATGCGGACGGCGATGCCGTGCCGAATTTCGGTTCCCGTCAATGGCTGAGGAATGGAAACGGTATTTGTGCTCACGATTGCGCCTCCCTGTACCTCTGTTGCAGTGCCGTCATTTTCTCACGGGAGCGGACCTGTGGGATGCGATGGCCTTTTTCGATGTCGCGGATGGTCTTGCGGGCCACGCCGAGAGCCTGGGCCTCCTGCTCCTGGGTCAAACCATGTTCCTTGCGCCAGCGGAGCCATTCACTGGCGTAGTCTCGGTTTGGGTCGCCGTGCTGCCTCATTCGGGTAGCTTCCTCTTTCTGCGCATAGTGTATGTGATTTTATCTACACGCGCTGGTCCCATTACTTGCCCATCTTGGACGTAGCACTCTTGACCACAAGTTCCGTCGATCTTGACTCTATAGCCTCTCCACCCCAAACCATAGACCTCTTCGCCGGAAACGACTTCTCCAGCATGGCTAACCCACGGATGCGATTTATCGGTGATAAAAACGCGGTCGCCAATTTTCACGACGGCCTCACCAGAACAATCGACTTTGGACCTTCTTTGACTATTGCGGTTTCCAAACATGATCCATCCCACCAACAACTTTTATCAGATGCGTTGTATGGGTCGATAAACATCGTACGATGAGCGAACATGAGCGGGTTGTAGCAGCTCACGCCATATCGATTCCAGGGCCAACTTTTGGGAATAAATAGCGGTTTAGGATCAGGCATTAGCGGCTTTGCGAATTCGTTCGCCAAATGCTCAACTGTTTTTGGATCAAGAGGTTCTCCGGTTCCGTATTTTTCCCATCCGGCAAGAATCCTAGAACGCCATCCATCGACGGAATAGTTCATGACGGCCTCACAATCATCGGCGGTTGCGGCTGGTCCATGCCGACAAACTGGGTGCTCAGGGTGTGTCCGCAGTGACCGCACCAGATGATCAACACCAGATGCCCAACCGGAGTCTTGACCACGTTGCACAGGAATTCCAGCGGCTCATGCTTGCATTTTGGGCAGTTGGGCTGATGAAGTCGCGGAAGGTCTTTCTGGACAAACTCAATCAGTTTTTCGTCGCGGTCGTTCATTTTCCCTCGTTTGATGCAATCTTGCACTAAAACTTACATGCTGCGGATCGAGTGTGATCGATGCTCCTGAGTTCCTTCGGCGCTACTGGAGTTCAAATCCAGCGCTTCTCTCGGTGACCTCACCGCAGCACTATTCCCCGTCAATAGGGGAAACCTTTTAGCTGACCTGACTCACGAGAACGGTGAAGGTGTGAGCCACGCCGGGGGTGATTGGGACAGTGACCGAGCCGGAGACGGTCGACCCATCAGGCGCCGTGGTGCTGGCGGTGACGGTGATCGAGGTTGCGGTATCGGTGGCGGGAACGGTCACGACGACCGAAGTCGAATCCGCGGAGGGTGCCAGGGCCGCGTTGGTGTCGTCCGCAGACCATGCGAAGGTTGAGCCCGAAGGAAGCGAGATAGGATTCCCGTTGTCTTCCAGTTGGGCAGTGAATGTTCCGGTGGTGCCTACAGAAATGGCCATTTTGTTCTCCAGTGTGACTTTGATTGTGAACGTCGAGATGTGCAGATGTTTCAGGATTCTATGGAGCAAGTGACGATTCTCCCGCTCCAACTCAAGCATCTCACGAAGTTCGCGAAACGGGTTATTCAACATTGCTCACCATCCTAGCGCGATTTGATGTTCTCTGAATGAACTTTCTCAACGTGCCTATGGAAGGCTGTCAGACTGTCGAGAATCATTCCGCATATTGGGCAAATGTACTCGTGTTCGTGGATCACCTTGACTCCTTTCCGCGCCGGTAGCCTTCAACCAACAAATCTCGTGCGTACGATGGCCCTTTAGTGTGGTTGAGATAACTGTCCATCTGGTCGCACAAGTCTTGAATTTCCTCCGGCACTTCCGGCTCCGGCGCGAGAAACATGCGGCGCTGCCACTCGATAAGCCCCAGCCTGAAAAATTCTAGACCGTCATCAGAAAAGTGACGCTTGCAACACTCTGAAGCCTGTTCGACTGTCGGCACAATCGGATTCTCCGCGAGCCAGCCGAGAGCTACCTCAACGGCTATGCTTGTTATTCCAGTTGGGGTATAGATCGCATTTACGGCATCTTCTGCCGCCTTCAGCATCTCTTCCGGGACCACAATATTGCCCTTTTTCACGCCTTCCTCCAGTTCCCGTGTTTCACCTTTGCGCTATGCTCAGGCTTTCCACAGGCCATCGTCTCTCCGCTCTCGCCATCGTACTCCGTGTACGTGCACATCACGGTTTCCTCATTTCCGAAAGGATTCTGGTCAGGTCCAGGCTCGCCCGGCGCAGTTGGCCGCTCAACGCCGACCCGTAAAGTTTGTCCTTCACGTCGTCCTGCCGCAGGAGCTTGATCGCCAAATCCGCGAACCTCAGCGCCTCCCGCCGCGCTTCCTCGATTTTGGACTCTCTCATTCACTCGCTCCTTGTCCCAGTAAGGACTATTGCATTTTGGACACTGAACCGGGGGAGTCGATTTTCTCGGCCTCCATTCATGATTACACCGTAAGCAGCGTCTCGTCTCCAACCTATGGGTATCCCCTATGTCCATAACCATAGTCTATACCCATAGGTTTGTCAAGAGCAAAAATGGAGAATCCACGTTTGGGCTCAGAGACGTTCCAAGCCATCCCACTTCCCCACCTCGGACAACTTCTCGCCGATCTGCCGTGCCGCGTGCTGACAAGCACGACAAACCACAGCAGGAACAGCACTTAGCGCCAGGCGTGGGTGGCTTGGGCACGACGGGAGCGCGCGCGACAGGGAGAAAGAGCGCAGGAAGAAACGAGGGGGAGACGAGAAGAGAAAAACGTCTCTGATTACGTCCCGTTGCACACTGTTGGGCAACAATACACTTGACTCATCAGGAATTTTCTGTCAGAGTGGGACCGCGAGCACTCGCGTTACCAGATTGTCGAATGCCGTAAATTCAGCGGATGGCTTCGTCATGGCTTAATGATACCTCCGGCATCCCTAACAA